CGTCCTGCCCGCCGACGCGGGCGACGGATTGCAAGATGCCGAGCGGTTGTTTCAGGGCGGATACGACGTTAAACGCCAATCCTGCCATCGAGGCGTAGCGGCGCACGGTACGCAGCGCGTCTTCGCCCGCGGCGAGGGTTTCGTTGTCGCCCACCGCTATATCTTGTATCCATGTCTTGAATTGGCGCAGGACGTCCGTGCCGTAGTGGTCTTTGACCGCGTTTTGCAGGCGGGTCGAGCGCAGCAGTTTGTTGGCGTCGATGAGGTACTCGTGCCATGCCAGGTCATGGATGACGTCGGAAAAGCCGGAGTAAATCCCGGCGAAGTTGTACACCAGCGGGCGGTTATGCACTTCTTTTACCCGGCTTTTGGTGTGGCCGCGCCGGGTGGTCGCCGCGGAATGGACGCCGCGCATTTGTGCCTGTACGGCGCTGGCGGCGTCATCTTCGGCGGCGCGCTCCGATGCCTGGGTGTCGTAGCGGATCGGGTAGTAGCCGCCGCGCATCTCCACGATTTGCCCGTCGGCGCTGCGCACCGTGAACGGGGTCGGCGCGACCCATTGCGGCTCGACGCCGTTCACCCGCCGCTCTTTGGCGGCAATCGCCGGGCGGAAGGTCTCGAAGTAGTCCCAGATGGCTTGCACCGCCTGCCAGTCGGCGGCGGTCAGTTCGGCGAACAGCGGCGCAAGGTCGGTTTCTTCCCAGTTCTCGCCGCCGAGCAGGCGTTGCAGGTTGCCTTCGTTGCCCCGGTTGAGCGCCATTACGAAGATGTCGTTGTGGGTAAAGCTGCGTGTTTTTCCGGCGATGGTATAGCTTTTTTTGCGGTTGGCCGCGCGGTCGCGGATGCGTGGCGCGAGGATTTCCGATAATTTCGCCGTCGCTTCGGCGCGCATGGTCGTCTCCCGGTCTGCCGCCGCGTTCGCCGGGCGGATGAAGTATTCCCACAGCGCGCCGCCGTCGGTATCGCCATCCAGTCGCCGCGCCAGCATCGCCGTTTTCAGGTGGGCGGCGAAGAAGCGGCCAACAGCGGCTTTTGCCTTGCCTGCCTTCGTCGTCGGCGTGCGGTTCTCGATACCGCTCACGCGGGCGTGGGCGTCGATGGATGCCACCATGTTTTCTATGGCGGTGTTGTAGTCTTCTTTTTTGCGCGCGGTGAGCAGTTCGTTTTTCGTCCGCCCCCGGTGTTCGATTTGCCGCACCGTGTCCACCAGCCCGCGCAGTTCGTCCACGGTCAACGTCTGCCACGGCTGGCGCTTCAGCTCGTCCAGCATCTCCGGCGCGATGTCCGGCTCGATGCCCTGTTCGCGCTGCGCCTGCACCCATTCGGCAAGCGACTGTCTGCGGTCGAGCGCCTTGCCGGTTTGGTCGCGCAGGTTGTAGCGGTCGAGCAGCGCCTCGATTTGTTCGCGCTCCTCGATGGCAACGGTTTTCGGATCAAGTTTGTTCATGCGGCGCAGATACAGCGCGTGCTTTTTCGTCTCTACTTTCGCCTCGTAGGCGGCGCGGGCAAGTGAGGCCTGCAAGACTTGATTGCGTTTTTCGGCGGCAGCGGTGGCAATGTCGCCCTTTTTCATCGCTGCCAAGGCGGCTTTGGCGGCGCGGGTTTCCATGCGGGTGTATTGCGCGGGCGAGAGGTCGCGGATGCGTTTTTGTCCGATGGCCTGCGCCGCCAGTTGCCGCGCCGCGCTTTGTACCAGCCGCGCGCCGCCGCTGGCTTGGGCGAGCGCGTTGTATTCGGTGGCGAGTACGCGCAGGCGCAGGTCGTTGTGCGCCGCCATGTCCGCCGCTTCGCTGATGGCTTCCGGTGTCGCCAGTTCGCCGTGGCGCTCCAGCATGATGCGGTCGGTGAGTTCACGCACCGCGGTTTTGGGTTCGGGCGCGGCGAGCAGCGCTTGCACCAGCGCGTCGCCGGAATCGTAAACGGGGTTGCCGTCGGCATCCATGACCAGCTCCGCCAGCAGGTCGGGATGGATGCCGCCTTTTTTCTTCACTTTGCGGCCGAGGGCGGCAATCTGTTCGTCGCCGTAGCCCATCTCTGCCAGGCTGGCATAGTCCAGGCGAAACGCGGGCAGGTCGTGCAGGTGCGCGTGTTCCCCGGTTTTGCCGACGCCGGGGTCGGGGATGTGCCGGTTGCTGTATTGCGTGTCGCCGCGCCGCTGCGCCTCGAAAATTTCGTAGAAGTCGTTGAGGCTGTCGCTTTCCGTGAGGTAGCCGTATTGCACGAGCGCCTGCCGCATTCCGTCAAGGCTTTGTCCGCCTTCGCGGCGCAGCACGAAAAAGCCCGGTTTGACCGGGCTGATTTTGTCGTCGGGGTCAAAGCGCCAGGTGCTTTCAATGTCCGAACGGTTGATGCCGCCAATTTTGGCAATGGCGGTAAAGAGGTCGTCGTGTTCCGGCGCCACGTCGTCCGTCCACGGACGTTTGTTGCTGGCGATGGTGGTATCGGCGTTCATTTTGCCGGTGAGCATCTGCCAGACGCGATAGACCGGCTGCGCCATGATGGCGCGGCGCGCCTCGATTTCTGTTTCGCCGCGCAGGATTTTCGCCTCTTTGGTTTTCGCCTTCAGCGCCCTGTGTTTCAGGCGGCCAATCGCCTTGGCATCGGCGAGCATTCGCAGGCTCATTTCGTCGAGGGCGGCGTCGCTCGCCCCCTGAAATTGACGCTGGTAGTCGGAGAACTGCTCCGCCGTCATCCCCGCCGCTTCCGGCGTGGCAAACAGCGCGCCCATCGAACGGTTCTGCTCGGCAAGCTGTATCGCCTCGTCGCTGGCAAGCAGGCGGTCGAACACTTGGCGCACGTCGTCGTCGAGCTTCACATTGAGCGCGGTCAGTTTTTTGTACACCGCGAACAGCCAGGCGCGGGCGCGCGAGAAGATGCCTTGCAGTTCCACCGACGGCGCCTTACCTTCCATCAGGTACGCCTCGAACTGGCGCGCCACGGTTTCGTGGTGGTAACGGCGCTCTTCCAGCGTCATTTGGTTCCAGTCGTCCAGCGTGTGGCCTGCCTTGCCGATGAGGGTGTCCACATCCTTCAGTATCTGGATTTCGCCGTCGGTGAGCGTGCCGCCGCCAGCGGCATCGTCGCGCGCGCGCAGGTCGTTGGCGATGCGGGTCAGGGTCTCAAAGTAGAAATGCCCCAACTCGTGGATGAAGGTGGAGAGGTCGGCTTTTTCCAGCAGCGCAATGGTGTTGGTGTTCGGGTCGAAGGCGCCGCGTTTGCTGCCAGCGTCGGTGTTTTGGTGCAGCGTGTTGTCGGTGAAATCCCATGCCGTGCCGTCGTCGCGCTTGGAATCGCGCAGCAGGTCGCGTACACTAAGGGAAAGACGCCCCGAGGTTGGTTGAGCCGTAGTCTGAAGATTGGCTTCAGGCATCGGTAATGTTCCCATAGGGGCGTTTTCTATTTCTATCGCTTCCAGTCTGCGCAGGCGGGTTTTGTCCCCGGTGCTTTTGCTTTGGTAGTCGCGTACCGTCAGTTTGGCGCGGTGAAGTTTGCCGTCGATGGATACCGGGGCATAAAGGCGGTGGATGCCGATGACGTCGCTATTTTCGTGACGGCTGTCCGGGTGGCTTTCTGCCAGTACCGCGTTTTCCACGATTTCTTCCAGCGCCGCTTGCGATTGCAGGGATGGCAATGTCGCGCCAAACCATTTCGCCAGTTTTTTGCGGTCTTCGCTGGATATGCGCAAATCCCAGCCGGTATCGCGGTTTGTCAGCCCGCCTTCGGCATAGGCTTTCAGATGTTCGTTGAGGTTGGTGCGGATGGCGCGCTCGTCTTGTCCCAGTTCTTTACCGCTGATTTCTGTAACCGGGATGTCTGCTATGCCGAACAGCCCGCGCCGTTGGCCAAACTCCCATTGAAACCCCTGCGTCATGGGCTGGTTCAACCCCACCAGCGGCTCGCCGACGACCTTCAGCTTGTATTTTTCATAAGCCTCGCTGACGCTGATGCCGAGGCGCTGCGCGATGTTTTGGTAAAACGAGGCGGGAAGCTCGGCGTTTTGCAGCGCGGCGTCGCGGGTCATGCGCCCGGTGGCGGTGAGCTGCGCGGCAAAGTCGTCGCGGATGGCATCGGCTTCCGTCTGTTGCGCCGCCGCCCGTTCGGCGCGGGCGGCATTCTCCGTAATCGCGCCTTCCAGCTCTGCCTGCCCGCTGGTTTCCAGTTCGCGCAAGGAGAGACCGTCAGCGGTGCGCAGGTGCGGCGTGAGGCCAGCGGAAAGCTCTTGGTTTTTGGCAATGTGCGTCATGATGTCCGCCGCTGGGATTTGTACGCTGCCGCCGGTCGCCAGCGCCTGGCGGATTTCGCCCACGCGGTCGGGCAAGGCTTCTTCCATCGCCGCCACCAGCCCCGACTGGTGCAGGGCGTTTCCGTCCACATACCAGCTCTGGATGTCGGCGTTTTCTTCGATCCGCTCCGCCAACCCGCGGAAGACGTCCGGCGCGCGCTGGTGCAGTTTGCTCGCGCGCGCGGCATCGGTCATGGCGGTGAGGTTGGTGATGTCTTGTTCTTGGCTGCGCCGCATATTGGCGATGAGGGCAGGCGCACCAAGTGTGCCGCTGGTGAGCGCTGCCGCGCCGCTGGCGATGAGCTGGCGCTCGCCCTGGATTTTCAGCGATTCAGGCGAGAATAGCCCATGTTCCGCAATGGCTTTTTGCCATACCGGGTCAAGGCCATGCCAGAGGTTGTTGGCATCCTGAATGAGCTGCGTGGCGTTTTCGCCCGCCACTTCGGAGGCGACGGTTTTGCCGAGTTCTTTCAGTGTCGCCCGCCCTTCCTGCGCCGCGCCCCGTCCGTACAATCCCATCATTTTGCCCAGCGGCAAGATTTCAAAGGCGGCTTCCGCCGCCCCGTCTATCATGCCTTTGCGCTGCGCCGCATCGTAATCCAACCCCGCTATGCGCGCCTCTGCCGTGCTGGTTTCTTTGACGCCGTAGCCCATCGCCAATGCGCCCAAGGTAGGGTTGCGGGAGACCATGGTAATGCCCGCGGCTGCCGCCATCTGCGGCAGGCTGGTGACCGCGCCGCGCCCCATTTTCTGCCAGATATTCAGGTCTTCCGGGCTGTTGTCGGCAATGCTGCGATTGATATCTGCGATTTCGTCAAAGGCCGCATCGCGCTGGTTTTCGTGAATTTTGATATCCGCCTCAATGCGGGCGCGCCCTTCTTCGGTTAGTGTTCCGGCTTTTTCCAATTCTTGCAGGGTATAGCGCAGGTCTTCGACTTCTTTGTCGTTCATGCCCGCCCAGGCGGCTTTCGGGATTTTGCGGATGTTCGCCCACGCTTCGTCTAATGCGCCGTGCATAAACCAAGGGCGGTTGGCTTCCCGCTCTCGCCGCAGCCGCTCCTGTTTCAGCGTCGCGAGGTGTTCGATGTTGGCCAGCCGCTCAAAGTCGTCATGTGCCAGTTTGGCAAAGGCGCTGTTGTCACGGATGGTTTTCAGCAGTACCGGTCGCCCGTCAAGCGCGCGCATGGTGCTATCCACGTCGTAGAGGTTTTCGTCATCGGCGTTAATGAGGCCGGGCGGCTTTTGTAGGGCTGCGGCGATTTTTGTCCGGCGTGCAAAGGCATCCGGGCGTTCTTTCAGGGCACTCGCCAGGTTCAAGCGTTGCTGGAGCAGGTCAAAGTCGGTCATGGTTTTACATCACAGGTGGCAGGAAATAGGGGTCATCGTTGGGGTTGTAATCGTCTGACGGCTTCGGTTGTTTGGCGCCACTTCCGCGCAGCAGGTCGGTCTGGTTAGCACCGCTGAAATCTGCCTTGCCCGGTTGGGCGAGATTGTTGTAATCAAAGGCGCTCTTGCTTTCGCCGTCCACCGCCTGTCCGGTCTTCACTTTGAGCGCAAGCCGCTCGGCGGCGCGGTATTGTTCCTGCCGCCACGGTTCGAGCTGGGCGAGGTATTTTTCTTTTTTGTTCGTACCCCAGATCCAGCCCGGCATTTCGATAATCCGGGTTTGCAGCAACGCGCTTTCCAGCTCCTGCATGATGCGCTCCGGTGTGGGCTCCTGCCCGCTGGCGATGAGGCCGTTGATGATGCGCAGTTGTTCGCCTTCGAGGAAGTAGCGCGCATTTTCGGCTTGTTGTTTGTAGTCTTTGTCATCCAAAAAGTTGTCGCCGTAGGCTTTGCGCAGCAAGGAATCTGTCGCCACTTTCCCCAGCTGGTAGGTCTTCGCCGCGTTGTCGTCTTTGAGCAGGTTGTCGCGTGCGGTCAAAAGCGTTTTGGCGTTTTCGTAGCCGATGACGGGTTCAAGCTGGTAGATGTCTGTCTCGCTCATGCGCATCAGTTTGTCCGGGTCGCGCGAGAGTTTGAGGGTTTCTACCCGTGCGGCGGCGTGCTGCTTCTGCTGCTGCTTGGCTTCGATGCTCTCCGCGCTTTCGTTCAGACCGACGATTTGTTGTGGCGTCAGGCGCTTCAGGTCTGCCGCGCTGATGGTGTCAAAGCCCTGCCCGCTGTGCACGGCAATGTAGGCGCGGGTATAGGCATCGTCGTTCTGTTTCTTTTCCGCGCCCAAGGCGGCATCGCGGCGGGTGCGGTAGTGAGCAGCAAAGATTTTTTGTTGGGTCTCGTTGTCGGGGTATTTGTCCAGGGTGTAGTTGTCCAGTTGGGCGTCGTCCATCCATTCCTGCGGGCGTGGCTGGCCGGTGACGGGGGCGTCCGCTTCAAACTTGGCACCCATTTTTTTGGCAGACCACGCCATGATGTCGCCGACGCTGCGCTTTTCGGTAAAGACGGTCGGATTCGCCTTGATGATGGCGTCGGCGTGTTTCGGGTCGCTGTGCCGCAAAAACGCGCGCGCGTTTTGCTTGGGGTCGGCCTGGTAGAGGCTGACCGCGCCTTGTGCGCCCATGAAGTGCGCGAGGTAAAGGGTGGTATCGTTGGCGGGCACGCCGTGTTTTTCGAGGTGATCGGCATTGAGCTGGGTCAACCAGCGCATGCCCTGCATGGCGATTGCCGGGGTAGCACGCGCCGCCAGCCATTCCGCCATGTCCATTTTGCCCTTGAGCATTTTGCCCACCGGGCTTGCGGCAAAGCGTTTCCAGGTGGCTGCGGTGAATTGTCCCAAGCCGTAGGCGCTGGATTTGGGGTTTTTTGCGCTCGCCTTGCCGCCGGACTCTACACCGACGATTTTGTTGATAACGTTTTCGAGGTTGTAGCCGTGGTTCCATCCGGCGTGTGGGTCGCCGGGCAGGGCGTCGTTAAAGGCCACGCTGCCCGATCCCGCCAGCGCCTCCGCATCCTGCGTCGCCTGTTGGATTTCCTGCGCGGTTTTCAGGGTGCCCGCAGCACGCGCCATGTCTTCGCCGCTGATGTAGCCGCGGTATTGGGTGAGCAGGGCGCTGGCGCCCGCGAGGTCGCCGCCTTCTATCATTTGTCCCACGGTGGCAGTGATTTCGCCGCTCACCCCCTGGCGGTTTGCCGTCTCCAGCCATTCCGGCGGCAGGCCGTTTTCGGCGGCGTAGCGCGTGTTGTTTTCTTGCAAGAGGGCGATGCCGCGCTCGATGTCGCCGTGCATGACCAGTTCGCCCGCGATGGCTTTGCGCGATTTGTAGGTGTCTTCGCGGTAGGCGTCGTACTCGCGCATGGCGTGCGCGCGGATTTTGCTGCGCTGTTGTAGGCGCTCGCCGTCCGCCCATTCGCGGAACATTTCGCGCTGCCGGTCGTTGCCGAGGCTTTGGCTGATTTGTTGGTAATGCTCATTGATGCGCGTGTCGTACTCGTCATCCAGCGGGCGGTGGTCTTCGCCCGATGGCATCGCCGCCCCGCCTTTGCGGTTTTTCCAGCCGTCATCGCCGTATTCCAGGTCGAGCTGCGCGCGCAGAAATTGGTTCTTCGCGTCCTGGATGCGTGCTTCGTCGGCTTTGGCGCGCTCTTTCAGCGCGATGTCCTGGATGACCAGGCCGAGGTTGCTGATGCCCTGGCCGATACTTTGTTGCAGCGCGCCCGCCTGTTTCGCCGCTTGATAGGCGGCGTCGGTGTCGTTCAGCTCTGTCTTGCGCACGCCGCCGGTATTGAGATGCGCGCCGTTGCCGAAACCGCGCGTGCGCGCCTGCTGGTTCAGGTCGGGCAGGCGGCTGATGTTGTGGGTTTGCGCTTCAACCGGGGTCAAGGCGACGCTGGGCAGGCCGCGCGCGCCGATTTCCAGTTCGTTTTGTACGGGGACTTTGGGCATGTCAGCTCCACTTCAGTTTGCCGGTGTTGGTCGCGAAACGCGATGGCTGGGTATTCATCCCCATCGTGCGGTAGTAGTCGAATCCGCCGCCGTTTTGTCCGCCGCTGCGGTTACCAAAGGTGCTGTACCAGCTTTGCGCGAATTGTCCGGCGTTGCCGAGGAGTGAGCCTAGCAGCGCGCCGCCGGGACTGACGCCGCTGTTGTACACCGGGTTTTCCGGGGCCGGTGTGACGTACTGGCGCCCCACATAGGGGCTCATGTCCATGGGTGCGTTGTACTGCGTGCGCACGCCACGGCTGCCGTAATATTCGCCGTGGATGGTCGCCTTGTTCGCCTCCGCCATGCCTGCCTGTGCCAACTGGTTCAGCATTTGTACTTCGTGGCCGAAGGCTTCGTTCAGCGCGTTTTGTTTCAGGGTGTCGATGTCGATATGGCGCATCAGGTCGGCGCTGTCCATCAGCTCCTGCGCGCTGCCTTCGTCCAGCACAACGCCGTTGGCGGCGAGCGCCGCCCGTGCCTGTGCCTTCTGGTTACCGGCGCGCAGGCTGTATTGGGCGATGGCATGGTCGCCCGCGTATCGCGCGCTGGTCTTGGCAAAGTTGGCGAGGTTGGCATTGACACGGGCGATGTCCGCCTGGTGTTGCAGGTTGTTGCGCTGGATTTGCGCGTTGATGCCGCTCATCGCCTCTTGGTGTTCGAGCGCGGCGCGGTCGTATCGCCCCTGCATACTCAGGGCTTCGGCCTCGTAGCTGCCGAGCAGGTACTCGCGTTTGGCGGCAAACTGGTCGGCCATGTATTGCCGGTCTGCCTGGTATTGGTTGTAGGCGTTGTTCAGCCGCGTCTGCCAGTTGCCCATGATTTGCTGGTGGCGGAAATTGAGGCGGTCGGTTTTTGCCTGGCCGTAAGCGCCGAGGGCGGATGTCAGGTAACCGAGGCCTTGCATGCCAAGGCCAAAGGTGGCGAGATCCATTAGAAGGCAACCTCCGTGGTGAGTGAGACGAGGGAAAGCGGCAGCGGGTCGCGCTGCTGGATGAGGATTTGGCCGTAGTCGTTCCAGTCGGGATATACGGTGATTTCGATTTGGCCGGTTTTCAGGCGCGGCGGCGTGCCGAGCGGTTCGGTGGTGCGTTGTTTGTGTTCAACCAGGCGCCCTTCTTCCGGCCCCGCCCAGATGCCCGATGACTGGATGACGTCCAGCCAGACTTTGTTCACGTTTTTGGTCAGCCCCCGCCCTTTGCCGTTGTCGATGTCGCCCACCACCGGCAGGGTTTGCAGTTCGGCCAGGTAGGGCAGGCCGACGTGGATTTTTTTCGCCGCGTGTTGCAGGTGGATTTCGCCATTCGTCACGGTCTGCGGCACATGTACCGCACCGTCGGCGAGGATGCTCACTGTCTTGCCTTCGAGGTGGCCGAGTTGTTTCAGGGTTTTCACCGGCATGCCGTTGTAGGACAGGCCGGAATCAACGAAGAAGGCGTTTTCTTGCGCACCAAAGGCGCGGGATTCGAGGCGTTCGATGTAGCGCTTGGTTTGCCCGTTGATGTTTCTGCGCACCGCGACGTAGAGCATGTCTTCGTCGCCTTCCGCCACCACCGCGCAGGACTCAAAGACGCCGTTGGTGTCGTGCCAATGCCAGGCGCCAATCTGCTGTTCGGGGACGTATGTGTTGGCGAGCAGCCGCCCGTCGCTGCTGATAAACCACACCAGCGGCAACGGCGCTTTGCCAAAGGCCATGTCCACAATGCGGTGGCCGTCGAACAGGTGCGGCGCGCGCAGCGAGATGTCGGCGGTAATGAAGCCGCCCGCGTCGCGCGAGTAGGCGAGTTCATGCACGTGGCCGCCCCTGGCGGCGCAGTAGATGACCGAGCTGTTCACAATCACCGGCTGCACGTTGTTCGCGCCGACGTAGCTGTGCGGGCTAATGGAAATCGTCGTGTTGGTGAGCACGTCGCTGTTCTGCGTATTCACGTTCCACTCTGCGCTGCCGGTGAGGATAAGTAGGTTGGTCAGCGGTACGATGTGGCGGATCGGGCTGGCTTCGCGCGCCGCCACCCGTACTTCGATGCGGTCGTCATCGCGCGAGGGGGTCGAGTAGCTCATGTCGCTTTCGGTGCCGCTGCGTGTCATCCATACTTTCTGCGGTTCGGCGTCTGTCCCTGCCAGCACGCGCCGCTGTTGGAAGTAGGAGACGGCCGAGGGGTAGTGGTCCGCCTTGTCGAAGACGTCTTTGTATTTCGGCGGCGTCTTCGTCATGTCCGGCGAGACGCCGCGGTCTTCAAAGCTCGGTTCGTTGGCATAGCCTGCCAGGCCGAACATGCCCGACTGCCGCTTGTACACGAGGTAATGGTCGGCGCCATCCACCGCTTTCCAGGTTAATTTGTTGCTGTTGCCGGGGGTGTAGAGGTCGTTGGTGACTTCCACCTCCGCGCTTTCTTTGCTCTCCACCCCGTCTTTCACCGCCGTCACTTTGTAGCGGTATTCGATGTCGACTTGCGGCACCCCGGATACCGGCGGCACGCGCTTCGCTTCCGCCTTGAGTTCGGTCGGAGGATCAAATTTCGGCACGAAGGATATTGGCTCCAGCTTCCAGTTGGTCACGCCCAGACGGCGTAACTCCTGCGGTGGGTAGGCGGGATGGACGATGGTCAGCACGTCCGCGCTTTGCACGTGGTGGATGTCCATCAGGTGTTCTTCGGCGTAGGGGGTGGCGATTTCGTAGGGGGCGTTGCCGTCGTAAATGGTCGCCGCCCCGGTGTGGAAGCGCGCGTACTTGTCGCCGAGCTCGATGACCATCGTCTGCTCGCCGGAAAACGAGAAGGGGATGAGGCGCACCCGTTTACTGGAGTCTTTCACCTCATGCACGAAGCGCAGCCCGGCGCGGTTTTCCACCATGCCCTGCGGGCGCACGATGCAGTTGCGGCAGCGGGCAAGACCGTTGGCATAGCCGACGTCATCGGCGCGCCCCCACATTTGCGGCGCGATTTCGCCGCCAACAAAGGCTTGTTGCAGAAATTTGGCGTTACTCATGCGCGTCCCTGTATCCACGGGGTTTGCGCGCGCGGGCGCACCTTCCGTTGCTTGCTGTCATGGCTGATCGCAAGCCCCAGATACTTGGCGTAAACAGCCTCGCAACTCTTCACTTCTTTCGATCCGGCATCCCACTTGCGCACCGGCCCCGCCAGCATTAACGCCAGTTGCCACGAGAGCGCGGCCACAAAGGTCGCCGGGAATAGCGCCGGGTCGTCAACCTTGGCGAGATAACGCACCACCGCCTCGCGCTGGTCGGTGAGGATGTGGATTTGCCCGTCTGCGCGCTCAATCTGGTAATCCGCAGTCACGGCCTGACCGTTTACCTCGTAGTCGTCCGACGCATTGGGCGGCAGCACCGCGAATACCCTGAGCGCGTCATGCGGCAGGGCGTAGTGATACGCCCAGGCCGGGTCTTTATCGGCAAGCAACGCGGGTTTGACGCGCTTCGTCGCGAAGCCCCACTCGTGCGCCTCCATTACTATCTGCAAGGCGAGTGGCCAGTAGGTTTTGCAATGCTCGGCCTGCGCGCTCCCTTCCGGCGGGTCAATGGAGACGACGGTCGCTTTGTCGCCGAGGTGCGAGAGCGCGAGGTTGCAGATGTCCACTGCCGAGAACATGGCTTACTTCCGCTTGCCTTTGCCGGTTTCCAGGATTTCTTCAGGTTTTTCCGGGAAAACATTTTCGTTTTCCGGGGTTTTTTCTGCGTTTTCCGGCTTGGCTTCCGGGGCAGGTTCTGGCAACGGCTTCCACAACGGTGCGCCGTTTTCTCCGTGACCGACCATTTCCACATACCCCAGTTCTGGCAGCGCGGAATCATTGACGGATTCCGTCAGCTGCTCAAGCGTCACGGCTGGCGGCGCGGCGACCACGATGACGTCGCGCACGAACCACCCTGCAGAAAGAGAATCGGGGACGTCGAACACGTCCCCGACCTGGCGCAGACTTTCATAAAACCCGGTTTTAGTAGCGCGCACTTTCATTATCTGCCTCCCCATGCCCGCGGGCTGTCTGGTTTGGGTTCATTGACTTGCAGGCCGCTGACGATATGCAGGCTGACTTTGCCCGCCGTCGCCGTGCCATTCACGGTGTAAGCGCCCTGCAAAAAGCGCTTGTGGCGCACGGGCAGGGTGAGGACGTGTTGCTTGCCCGCCTTCAGTTCTGTGGCAGGGATGGCTTCGCTTTGCAGCAGCACGGTGAACGTGCCGCCTTCCGTGTCGCCATGCTCCAGCGCCACGGTGAGTGAGGTCAGTCCGGCAAAGGTTTCGTTGACGGTCATCACCGCATAAAGCGGCACATGACCGTTGCCCAAATCAGGTGCGGCCTGCCCGAAGTCCACCTTGTTGGTGGATTTGGCGGTAGCGGTTACCGCCTGTTTGTCGGAAAGTTCCAGTCGGGAATCAATAATCATGGGAAGCTCCTTACACTACACGTGCTTCGGTGGAAAGAATGGCGTCCGAGATGCGTACCGGTACGCCGTCGAAAGCGACAACGTGCTTGCCTGCGACGTTCTCCATCGTCAAGGTGGAATTGATAACTTTGTGCGCAATCATGCGACGCAGGAAAGAACGGATATTGCGGTTGCAGTAGAAAACGGCGCGCCCCATGTTGAGGTTCGGTATCAGCTCCAGCGCCTGGGTCATCAGGTCGATAAGGTCGGCACCGGCAGAGGCGTCTTTGCGCAAATCGGCTTCTTTGATGTTGGCGATACGCGCCGCATAGCGCCAGTCACGCAGGCACAAGCCCATGTTCCATTTGTAGTGAGTGCGGTAGCCCTGGAAGGGGTTACCGTTGGCATCGCGCAGGGTGTCCTCGCCCAAGTCGCGATGCTGCAACCCCGCTTTGCTGCCCTTCGGATAGATGCCGTGCAGGGTGTTCTGCCCCCAAATCAGCAGCCAGATACTGGTGTTGTCCGCCCCCTGGCCGCCGCCATCGAGAATATTGCGGCCGTTTTCTGCCGACATGCTGGAATAACGCGGGGCAAGTCCGGTGAACCGCTCCGAGTCTACGCTGGTGTCGCCGTACCACAGGGTGGTCGCCATCTCCTGGTTCATCGCCTCAACAAAGGCACGCTGCTCGGAAAGTCGCCATGCGGCGCTGTTGCCGTTCAAATCCGCCAAGTCTTTGTCGATTTCTGCGTAGGCTTCGAGCATGCCCACCGTGTCACGCACCGTGACCACCGTCGATTTAGACGGCGGCACGCCGTGATAGAGTTTACGCCACGTCGCTGACGGTAAACCGCTGCGGATGGTAGTTTTATGTTCGGTTTGGTTGTTGGCTTCGATAAAAGTCATATCGGTCAACACGTCATTGGTTTCGTTGAGCAACTCAACGATATTGGTGATGATGTTGCCTTGCCCGTCGGTACGCGCCGCCACATCGGCGAGCGTCGGGTTCAGGGTGTTCAAAGTTGCCATAGTGTCTCCTTATGGATTCATGTTGCTGTTAGGGAAAAATGCACGCGCGTCTAATCCGCTTGCGCCACTTGCACTAACCATACGGTCGGGCGAAAGGTCGCGGCCGATGGCCAGCATGAAGCGGATGAGGTCGGGATGGTTGCCGTAGCCGGTCTCCTGCAGCAGGCCGCGGATGATGCCTTGCGGGTCGTAGGCCTCGAAAACACGGTTGGCGATGGCGAGGTTTTCCGCGAGCTTCTCGCCGCCAAATTCCGGGTCGGCGCGGCTCGCCGCTTCCCAGTCCTGTACTTGCAGGTCGTGTTTGACCTGTCCCCACAAGGTCAGGTCTTGCACCAGCTTCGAGGCTGATGCCGCATCCGCGCCGCTGTCTTGGGCGATTTTCGAGAGGAAAGCCGCCTCGCCTGCGTCCACGTTGTCGCCATAGACGCCAAAGTCGAGCGCATACGCTGCGGGCGGGGTGTCGGCTTTCGCTTCTTCCCCGCCCGTGGCGTTTTCTTCCGGTTGTGGCGCTGCCGCTGGCGGCGCTTCTGTTGGCGGTACTGCCGCCGCTTCAGGCGGGGGCGCCGCCGGGTTTGTTTGCCCGGTTTCGGGCGTCGCGTTTTCTTCGCTCATCGTTTGCCTCCGTAAGCATGAGTTGGTAATTCTCCCAGGCGTAGATGCTCAGCCATTCGGTCAGCTTCAGCCCGATTTCCCGCCGTCCTTCCGCCCGCGCCATTTGCAGCGGGTTGTCGCGGTAGCAGGTTTGGTAAACGTGGGTGGATTCGAGCAGGCGCCAGATGATGCGCCGCCCCGCGCCAGTCGCCATCAGCGCCGCCACGTCTTTTTTCAGTTGTTCCTCGTCGCGCTCCTGCGCTGCCCGCTGTTCGGCGGTGCGCGCCTCTCGTTGTTCCGGGGTTTCAAATGGCTCAAGCATTGCCGTACCCCGTCAGGTTATCGAGGACGCTGCCGCCGCCCGCGGGCGTGTTGCCCAGCTTCTGCGCCGCGTCCGCCATCTGCGCCATTTGCGCCTGCTGTTCTGCCTGCGCCTGTTGTTCGGCGCGCGCCTGGCGGATTTCGTCGGCCTTGTCCTGCGGCACGATGAGCAGCGGGTCGATGCCCAGCGCGTCGCCGTAGATGTCTATCCAATGGTCGGCGTCGAGGCGGTCGATTACTTCCGGTTTGGCCTGCGCTATGTTCATTACCGCGTTGGTGTAGCGGTCGATGCTGTTGGTGGCGATGGCCTGCTGCGCCTGTGCCAGGATGGATACCAGTCGCACCGAGAGTTCCACACCCTGCAATTCCTGTGGCGGCGGGGGCAGGATGCCGCCCTGCATCACAGCGTCAAAAGTGGTGTCTATCAGCGGCGTTAGCAATTCAGTTTTCTGTCGCTCCAGTACCGGGCCAAGCATCAGCATTTTCTCTTCGTGCCGTTCGGCGACTTCGGTTGCGGTCATGCGTATGTCCTGATTGCTTATCATCAGAAACAGGTCAGAGAAAAAGGCGTTTTGGATACGCCCGCGTACTTCTTGCATGTCAGCGGCGAGGTGTTGCAGGTCAAGCTGCACCTGCCACAGCGGCGTAATCGGCGTGCCGGCGTCGTGGTACACGATGCCACCGGGGAGCAAGGCATCGTCCTGGTTTTTCATGGAGGTCGGCACTTGCAGCGGCGGTCTGGTGAGGTAGTCAATCGCCGTCGCCTTGCGCAGTTGTTGGTGCTGTAGCTGTTTGATGTCGCCGAGCGCTTCCATCCCCGGCGAGATGCCGTAGATGTGGCCGCCCGATACGCCCCAGCGCGGGCAGACGGCGGGGAATCGCGGGTAGCCGCTTTCGCGCAATATCTGCCCTTCCGGCGCGTTCTTTTCCAGATAGACCGAGCGCCACGGCATTTGTTTTGCCGTCTTGCCCCGACCGCGTACTTCGCGCGGCTCTATCGCATGGATGAGGGTTATCCAGTTATCCAGCCCGCCGTTGTCGTACATCGTCCGCACCGCCTGCGAGACATTGTTATAGCCAAACTCGCGCACCACTTCCGCCACCGTCTTGTCGAACTCGCGGTAAAGCGTGTCCACCTCGCCGCGGAAGTTGGTGGCGATGCAATACTCGCCTGCAGTCAGCGGGTGGTGGTGGATGATGTTGTGGTAGTCGATTTCGATGACCGAGGCCGCCGTGCCGTACACCGCCAGCTCCTCGTAAAGGATATGTAGCGCGTCGTAGGTATTCGAACGTTGAAAGATGGTGTGGATGATTTTTGCCACTTCGTCCAGCCATACCTTGACCGGGTGGTACTTCATCAGCTCCGGGTCGGGGGTGGCGAGTTTGAACCACGGCCGCGCCGGGGAGGTCATGCCGCTCATCAGGCCTGCGGCGAGGGTGCGCATCGCGCGCGTCGCGGTGTTGTCGTAGATGTCGTTAAACTTCGCCGGCTTGCGGTCGCTGCTGATAAAACGGCCGGAGGCGGGCATGACCAGCTTGCTCACGTCCTGCCAATGCTTGAGCCACGGCGCACGTTCGTTGCGCAGCGCTTCATGGCGGCGCAGTATCTGCTTGCGTAGCGATTCTTCCATCATCCACCCAGTAATGTTTTACTGCCGAGCCGCCCGCGCTTGCCGAGCGTCGGTTTCTCACCCGGCCGGGTGAGAAGCGTGCCGGACGCGCCGCCGTCATCACCGCCGCCGCGCCGTTCGCTCGGTTCGCCTTCATACGCCCCCGCTTCCGGCCGCGTCGCCTTGTTGCCTTTGGCTTTGGCAGCCGCCATCTGGTTCTGCGCGGCGATGCGCTGCTCCTCCATCGCGCGCGCCATCTCTTTGCGCTGCTTGTAGTACTGGCGCATGAGTTCATCCAGTTGTGCCTGCGCGTCGGCGGCCTCTTTTTCTGCCTGTTTGCGCGCCTCCCCGATTTCCCAGTTCTGCCATTCCGTTTGCTTGTTTGCTTGGAGCCGGTTCCATTTCGCCTGATATTCAACGTCGTACTCCGCTTGCGTTTTCAAGCGCCGCTCCCCGCCAAACCACTTGAAATTGTCGCTGCCCTTGTAAGGATTGACGTGCACATCACTACCGTAATTCGACTGGAATTTGGGCTGGTTGCCCAGGTCGGTGTACTTGTCGCGCTGCTGCTGCGGCTGTTGCCACGCCTGCAACCCCGATGGCTTTTGCGGGTTGTCGGGATTGACCCGCGCAATCCCGTCGTCGTACTGTGTGGCGCTGGCTTTCGCCTTCCCCGCGCCAATACCGAGACCGAGACGCCGTGCCATGTGCTAAACCCCACCCAACAGGGTTTGTTTTTTCTTCTTCTGCTCCAGCTCGTTAGGGTCAACGCCACCGGGGCCGGTGAGGATGGTGCCAGCGACGCCGTCTTGCTTCTTGTTGTAGTGCGCCTGGTCTTTCTCGGCGCCGTTGATTTGCCGCTGCATCTGCGCTTGCGCGTTATTCTGCGCGCGTTGCGCTTGGGCGAGTGTTGCCGCGTGTTGCGCCTGCTGCTGCGCCAAGCCTTGCTGTGCTTGGGCAAGCTGGTCGGCCATCGCCTGTTTATTGGCTTCCATCGCCTCGCGTTGCAGCGCCATGTTTTCGCTGTGTGTCCTGCGGTCGGCTTCCATAGTGGCGTTAAATCGATTCTGTGCGTCAGCACGCTCTTTCTCAAAATTCTCCTGCTGCGCGCGGAATTGCGCCTCCGCTTGCTTTTGCGCTTGCGCCGCCTGATAGCGGGCTTGTGCGCGGGCTTTGTTGCCTGCGATGTGGGATGTGGTTGCGCCGCCCAATGCTGCCAATGCGCCAATTGCCGCCGCGGTACTTGTTGCGATTGCCATGATTACAACTCCTTGAAAAATTGCGTGTAAATAGGGTTTGCGCGGGTCTTGAGGATGCGCTCAAACGCGCCACCAATCGGCGCGTGCCACACCATCAACTGCGCCCCGCGCGCTTTGCATTCCGCCTCCACCGCGTCAATCAGGCGCAACGCCAGGCGCGGCTTGCGGTAGTCGCGATGGAGAAATAGGACGTCATGCGCCGCAGTCGTCATGCGGTAGTGGAAATTGGGTGAGAGCAGGGCGATGGCATAACCCACCATGCGCCCGCCATCAAACGCGCCGACGCACACCAGCGCGCCATGCGCGTGCAGCACGTCGTACAAATCGCGGTTAATGACGACGGGCAGGGCGGTCACCTCCGCCTCCACCTCGTCTTTATGCAGCGCGCCCAACTGTTCGATTTCGTCGTACAGTTCCGGGGACGGCTCAAATATTGCGATACGGGTCATGTACCTTGCTCCGGTTGCGGTTGATAAATTCGTGCATCTTGGGCGTGTCGAGCAGGGCGAGGCAGTAGGCGCTGGCATAATCCGGCGAGCGCCCCAGCTTTTTGACAATGTCCTCGCGGCTCTCCACATAGACCTCAACGCCCTGCATCCGCCAGCACGGCGCACACAGGTCGGCAAGCAAGCGCTT